GTGATCTGGTCGATTCTTGATTTCGCTGCGATCAATCACGAACCACCTAATCCTGAAGTTGCACCGATTGTTTGCGAGTATTTTGCGGATAATTGTGTAGATGCTTTGGGGATTGCGTGGTGTGAGTCGTTGCATAACCCACGGGCGTATAACGGTGCGGATCATGGGCTGTTCCAGATTAATAAGTATTTTTGGTATGAAGTTTTTAAGGATAAGTGGGCTGACAGGTTCGATGTCGAGCAGTCAACTCGGTTTGCGTTCTACATTGTGGAACATACGGAGTTGAAGTGGCGGCTTTGGACTTGTGGTCGTTATTAGAACGTGATCTTTTGGACGCTTAATCCTGCATAAATCCAGCCTCGAAGGAGGTATTCCCTTGGATTTATTGTTGGTATAATATTTCCTGAAAGGTCATAAGAAAGGGAGAGGGGATAAGGATTGTCTTAGATATGCGTAGCCCTTCTAAGCACTTACCCCTCTCCTGAAGATCTCAAATATGAAAGGAGAAAAGCAATGCCCAAACTTACTAATGTGGACACACATTATGTAAATGTAATAGCCAAACGTCAACAACAAATCGGGTGGCGATTAGGTATTTTATATACCCATTTAGGTTATCTTAAAGAATCAGAATTGGACCGGGTAACTGTTGCCAAGTTAATCCAAGAAGTCCATGACCTGATTGCAGGAGAAGATCTCGAATAAAGGAGAAATGCGTGAAATATTTGCGTGTTAGAACAGATGTTTACAATGACTCATGTCAAGAAGAACGTGAGCTTGTATTCAAAAACAAAGAAACATTGACAGCTACTGTGCGTTTTAATAACGATAAGCCTAATTACATATGGGCTACACGTTTTAATGATCGCACTTGGCATTTGTCTATTGGTGGTTTGTCTTTAGAAGGAATTAACCAAGAGACAATGTTGAAATTACTAAATGCTATTAACGAAGAAAGTGGGAAACAAAATGTCACATCAGATGACAGCGCTTGATGCGCAACATGCTTTATATGCAGTAACCCCTTGGCATAAATTGGGGAACGTTGGACATATTAACTGGGAAAGCGCACGTAACGCTTTTGATTGGTGCGAAGTTCAACGACACCCAATACACATCGAACATGATGAAATAGGGGTTATTCTTGAAGGCAGAGATGTCTTAAAGATGGTGAATTATCCATTCGCTCATGCAGAAATAAGCCCTAAATACAAAATAGTTCAACATCGCTTTATGATTGACGACTTGACCGGGATGTTAATTGATACTGGTTTAGTTGAAAGTATCGAATCAGTAGGCACTTACAATAATGGTGCTGTTGGGTACGTGTCGTTAAAATTTAAAGACGAAATTAATATTCCCGGTTGGTCCAAGGTTGAGTCAATATTCAACATTGGTAATGGGCATGATCGAAAAGTCCCATTAATTGCTACTCAGTCAGCGACTGCAACTGTGTGTGCGAACACGTTCAAGTGGAACATCTTAGATAAAAATGCAATTTTCAAGTTTAAGAAAATGGGTGATCCACAGGGAATGATGCAAGAAGCTGTTGAACAGTTGTGTAAAGGCTATGAACGTCACACACAATATGCTGCTCAAATTGAGCGAATGGCTAATCAAGATTTTGTCGATGACCAATGGGACAAATTAGTTCTTCAATTAATTGGAGAAATACCTCGTATGGGAGAAAAATCATTAACCGCACAAGGGTATTACAACACTTTGACTCGTTGGAGTAACACTAAAGCTGATTTAAACAATCGTTTTTACCTTGATGAAGACATAAAAGGTGTACGTAACACTAAGTGGGGTGCGCTTATGGCCGTTCAAGCTTGGGAACAAAAGGACAAGCCGTTGAAAGGCATCAAAAATAGCCGTGATCGTACACGTAGGCATCAAGCAAACGTCATGTTCGGGAAGCTACCCGTGACTGAAAAAGCTGCCAAAATTTTGACGAACATGGTATAATAGTTCCCAGAAAGGGAGAAAGATGCAGTACGAAATTGGTCCGGCACAAAGCGTGCTGGAAGAACATATTCGTTATCCTGCTAATAAACCTACTGCCGATGGTTCATTCCTTCGGATATCTAACATCACAACCTGTGACCGTAAACAGATATTCGATGGAATGAACGTTCGCCGGATAGAAGCAGGACCAAATGCAGTAAATGGGTTTGTTGCTAAAGAAATTGGCAACACAATGCATGAGCATGTACAAACCGCATTCAAAGAACGAGTACCTAATTTTGAATGTGAAGTAGAAGTCAGTATTCCTGATTGTTTAACGTCTGGTCACGCTGATGGTATTTACAATGCATCACATGACAACCCAAGTCGTCGTGAAGGAACTGTTTTAGAAATTAAAACAATGCGGAACTATGGGTTTCGTAAAGCACGTAATGAAGGTCCCAAAGAAGAGCATCTTTTCCAAGCGTGTGCATATGCGTTAGCTACAGGTGCAACCAAAATACATTTGGTTTATATTTGCACTGATGCGACGCCTAGCCGTTGGAAAGATAGTGCTCGTGCTGGCGACATGGTTGAGTGGTTGTACGACATCCATGATTCGTTCGATGAAAGTGGTACGTCTATTTCCGTAGCTACTACTTACTTTTTGGAGCAGCACGCTCAAATGGCTAAAAACTATTTAGTCAGTGGGCGTATACCAGAAGGTTTACGACTGTATTGGGGCACAGCGGAAGAGATCCCGTGGGAATGTGACTACTGCCCTTACTACGACATATGCGAACAGCAAGGTGACATAGATATGACAGATGTTATTGATCTAGTAATTAAGGAGACTGATGAGTCAGTTAAGTAAATTAGCGACGCCATTTTCAGACAGATTTGTAGAAACTAAACCGGGTAAATTCGCAGCAGCGTATGTGCCTCACGGAATAGTTACACAGTTTTTGTTAGGGATATTAGGAACTTATGATTTTCATATTGATGATGTTGTTAGGGATGCTGATGGTACTGTCACTGGTTGCCTCTGCACTCTTACTGCTGAGATTGATGGACGAACTACCACGATTCAAGAAGTCGGTGAGTGCGAAAATCCAAACAACTGGAAAACAGATGGAGCACGTTTAAAAGCGTGTGCGTCTGATGGAATAAAAAGATGTGCTATGAGAATTGGCCTTGGCTTACATCTCTGGCATAAACACGACGGGAACTATGTTCTCGCAGACATTCTCAATAAAAGAGAGGAAGAAGAAAGTGAGTGAGATCACTATTGCAGGGAACTTAGGCCAAGAACCTGAGCTTCGCTATGCACAATCAGGAAAAGCTAATGTGCGACTGTCCGTCGCTGTCACAACAGGCAGAGATGACACTAAGCAAACACATTGGTTTGAAGTTAAATGCTGGGATACGCTCGCAGAGCGCATGTCAGAACTGTCTAAAGGCACCCGGGTTATTGTTAAAGGGCGCATGAAAGAAGACAGTTGGGAAACTAAAGACGGTCAGAAACGTACAAAACTTTGCTTGTACGCTGATGAAGCTGGCCCGTCTTATCGTTGGGAAGAACGTGGTAGTGTTAAGCAAGACAGTCAAGCTGTGCAAGCAGTTCAAAGGGGGTTCGACTCAGATCAGGAACCGTTCTAATGGAAAGAAACATACTTGTGCCAGTAGTGGGTGAAGATATAGGGATTTTGTCGATACTGGTACCTAAAGATGTTATTTGCCAAATAGAACAAGAGGCTTTAGAAATACTTGATATGTTCGAGTCTCATCCTGCTGGGCAAGGAATCTTAGATCCAAATAATAAAATGATGCAGGCAACTTCTTTTGTTGTTCAAAATGCTTTCGGATTTTATTTGGAAAATCATATGAAAGACGAAGACGAGATCATTCCGCCATATGAGTAAAGCTAAACAGAAGGGGACTGCTTGGGAAACCGAATGCGTTCGGTATCTTCAAAGCTATACCAAGCATGAATTTATGAGGTTACCCCTTGTCGGAACTAAAGATGTGGGGGACATCCGGTGTCACGACCTACCTGAATTTGTATTTGAATGCAAAAACAGGAAGGATGCCCTCTCATCTTTATCCGAAATAATGAAAGAAACTGAACAGGAACGCATCAACGCAGACGCTAAATTTGCTGCTGCATTAGTTAAACGACGAAATTTTGGAACAGGTGGTGCATATGTTGTTATGGAAATGCACACTTTCGCACAATTGATAAAGGAGAGAATAGATGGGCGACCTAATCAAGTTACCGGAGTCACAAGCCCCAGCTTTTACTGACACAAGAAGCATGTTGAATTTATGGTGGTCTGAACAGACAAGACGGCCAATGACTTCACCTGCAAATATCAAACGTGTGGTAGACCGTGCTATTGACAGCGGTTGGACATTAGAAGAATGCTACAAAGCCCTTGAAATAACTTGGGGTTTTACCGAACCTGCATTTGAAGTCGCATTACGTCGTATCAAAGATGAAGAAGAAGGAAAATACGGCAAAGTTGGAGCACGAATTATTTCGTTAAGGAAAGAAAGAAAAAGGAGACAGCGCAATGACTGAAGATGACGCTGACGAAATATTAATGTTGATGTCGCAAATGTGGTTTTCTAACACAATGCTGCCAGAAGGAACAATAAAAATTTGGCATTCAGCGTTGCTTCAACTAGAAAAACCATTAGCATTAGAAGCTGTCGAAGACTTAGTGCGAAATAATAGTTATTGGCCTTCGATTGCTGAGTTCAGAACTCATTATTCTTCATTAGTTAAACGAAAAAACATGGAGATAAAGCCAATAGAAAGGGAATATCTTCCAAGAGAAGAGAATGTAAAGCGGCTTAGGGCATTAAAAGAGTCGCTTAAATCTAGGGGCTAGCCGGATTAGTAACCCGGTGATGGGGTGCCGAAGGTCTTTTATCTCCTTTCTCCTTTCGGCACTCCGCCCTAAATCTCACGTTACGTGGTAAAATAAATGGGACATCGTGATTGGAGAAAAGCGATGGATGTAAAAGTCAAAGAAATAGCTGCGCAAATAGGCACTGGATTAAATATCCAAGGGTATGCCGTAATATGCGACAGTCAAATCCGTGATTGGTTTCGCAGCAAAGAAGAAGCCCAGCGAGTAGCTGCACTCTTCAAGGATGATGCTTCTAATCCCGAAGATTACTAATGTTCGTAGACGACCTTGGTCACATTAGATGGGACAAAGGCGACTTCAAAAAACATGGGACGTTAGCTAAATATTTAATCGGTGAATGCCGATGCAAAAAATGCAAAAAACGTATTCTTGCTAAAGACCCAGAACGTCCTTTAAGAGCTAGGTATAACAGCGATTAAACGACCTCAACACGATCACCCGGTAAAGCCAATCTCTCTCTGCAATAAGAGCGACAACGAGTGCACTGAAGAGTCTGGTACACCATCGTCCGGGTTCTCCTCTTACCGCGCTTTTGCAGCTTATTGCTGCCGCACGTGGGACACGCATACGATGTTCCGTCGATCACGTTTTTATTGGGATGATTTGTAGCCCAAGGTCGTAATCGTTCATAGACATCGACAAGTAAATCGACATCTTGTTTTGCGTATTTCTTCATTAACTTCCACGCTTTTGGATCGCCCTTCATACAGCCTTCCCATGTTTGAAATCCACCAGTTACTTCTTTTCCCCCAAGACCTAGATGCTCGCCCAAATGTCCAAGCCTGTTGCTATTGAACTTGAAATGACGGCGAGCTATTTTCAAAGTGTCTACTGTTTGGTAGTGGCTAGGTGGGCCGAAGTTGTGGAATACGAATCGTGCGTTAGCTTTCTTAATATCGAAAGCATCTGAGTTATGTCCGATAACTATGTCTGCTTCACTCAATAGTTCCCATAATTTGTGAACGACATGGAAATCATTTTCTGGTTCTGTTTCGTACAAATCAAAATCATCTAACGAAACAACTTTTGTAGTCTTTTCTCCCTCCCATTTATAGGAGAAACAAATGATGTACCACTCGTTGACGTGTTGGATCACGTCTTGTTGCCATTGACCCCACACATAGCTGAGGTTCGGCGCTGTTTCTATATCGAAAAATAGAGTGTTAGCCATATCCCCTCTAGCTTGGGACTGTCAGGAGCCTTACTAAGAGGGTACCTTCCCACCACGCTCCATTATCGGATAGGCGTTCAGGTTGCATTTCAATGCGTTCGATTGTGACTGTTTCTTGGCGATCGCCTTCTTGATATGCGATGTCTTCGCCGTTTTCCATTAGGTTTCGCAAACGAGTAAAAACTTCTGACGAGTCATATCGCTTGGGGACGCCTGCGCCTCGGCCAGTCATAACATCTCGTTTTAAAATAATTGGTAAAATGATTTCGTCTACTCGACGTGGTACTGCGACCGCTGTCATTTGCCAATCATGGCAGATCGGGGATTCAGTAGGTGAAGAGCTTGATGCTTCTAGTTCTACTTTTAAATCATATGAGATAGATGTTCTTATATTGTCTGTAGATGTTGCAAAGTCAAACTTGACTGGGGTACCTGTAATTAGTGTTCCGGCAGCAGAGGGGATAGTTGAAGCTGTGCCAGCACTGTTGGTTGCCACAAGACGGATTTTGCCGACAGGTGTAGTGGTTTCTGCGCCGAGAGTGTAGGTAGTGTCGCCATCTGTGTAGTCCGTTCCTGCTCCTGCATATGCTGTTTTAGAATTTTCAAACTGAGATCTGTCAAGGTCGATAACACCAGAACGCAGATATTTAGGAACGACAGTTGACCATGTGCATTCGCCAGCTATAAGCCACCCTGATGCGACTTTATTGCCACTTCGGTGTTCTCGTTGAAGTATGGCTGCGCTAGAAGTTTTTGTTATGCCTATAAATAGTTTGGGGGAGTTGTCATTCGGTAAACGTGTGATGCTTTTAACTAGATCAGTAGTTGTCGAAGAAGTAGCAGAAACTAAATCTGCTGCATATGCCGGGACAAGTGTGTCGGTGAATTTAGAAAGATCAGCCCGATAGCATAAACCATAATTAGTTCCCCACCACATAAACCGCCCATCAGCTTCGAGAGAATAGGCTTCGCCGCCTGTGTCGATAGCTGGGCCGATAGAGATGCTGCCAGTTTGTTCGTTTATTAGAGCAACTCGGAAGCCTATGCTTGTAGCTATTCCAAGTAAACCGGCGTATGCCATTACATCGTTAATGGTTTCATTTCTTGGCAAAGACCCTGCGATAGTCGGAGCGTTTAATGTTCCATCTGTGTTACTTACGCCGATGTAATAAATACTTCCCGTATTATCTGTATTTGCCGCAGCGTATATACCGTTAGCTCCAGCAGTTGCTGTTACCCATTTGCTCGTAGTTAAAGGTAAAGAATAATCCAAAGACGACGAAGCTTTTGCGCCACTGGCGTCAAGTTCAAAAATGTTATTGTCGTCTGCGGCGATAATACGGCCTGCACATATTTTTATGAAATGTGGGTCTAAAGAACCAAAAGATGATGTTGACGTTGAACCTATCGTGCTTGATTCAGCAACAATAGATCCATCAAATGCGAGGTAGATGTTTGTGCCATCACTTGTAATGCTGGTAACGGTACCGCCGACAGTGATTGGTGTACCCCATGTAGGCGATGATCCTGCTGGTGATGTGGCCCAGTAAAGTTGATTAGCTTGTGCGACATAAAGATATTCTGTTCCTGAAGAATTGGTTACAGCTTCAACAAAAATGTCGCCTGTTGTAAACGTTGGGGTGCTACCGGGGGTTTCCATTACCGGTAAAAGACTTATTTGTCCTTTAGTCCAAACGTCCACTCCGTGCGAAGAATAGAAACGCCGACGGTCAGAATCATCGTTGTCGAAATAAAGTTGTCCAGCCCCATAAGACCAATCTGTTTGTGAACGCACCCATGCGCCAGTTGTGTCTAGTGTGTTTTCGCCCGGTTCTTTGCTGTTGTCACGTTGTTGTCTAGCTACAGGGACAGTTGTCCTTCTGTATTGTGTCGAATCTAAAAGATAAGACACACCGTCTAGTTCAACAGGCAAAGACTCCGAATTAAAGGTCACGACGGAAGCCACTCCATTGCGAACTTGGGCGGTTTGCTGAATTCCTGTTCCATGTCGTTGGGTATTGAGCGATTAAACGTGCTGCTTCTGATTGGACTCTGTAGTCTCTACGGCTACGCAAATCACGCATTGACGCTGATATAGCGCCGGGAGGTACTTCTTCCGCACGGCGAGAGCTTCCTTGCGCATCAATAAATTCACGACGAATCGGCATTGTACTCATAAGACTTAAAGCCGCGCCTAGCGGTGGCAAATCGTAAGCAGTAGTAGGCAGACCAGTATCTGATTGGGCTGTACTGCCATCGGTTATCGCACCGAATGGGGATTTATAGCTAACTGTCACTTTTTGCCCCGGCCATGCTCCTGTGTAAAGAATCAAAGCATTACCGCTAGCGAACGAAGCGGTGTCTCTATTCCTTTTTAAACGCCAATTCATTACTTCTGGCTCACTTGCTTCTGAACCTATATCCGAATAAGTCACTGAGTAAATAGAAGAAATTTCGTTCGATCCCGTGTTCAGGTTGTACCCGTCTACGGCAGCGTTATAAGTAAAACTGGTAGTCAGCATCCTAAACAGACCGTTATTTGGGGCAGATAAGTCAGCTAAATCATCATTGATTGCGTTAATAATGCGATGAGTTGGGAATTTAGGTGAAACTCTTACGATTGAATCGGCTGCGTGACCCGTAGATGAAGCTGTAGAACCGCCATACCCTCTTATAACTGTCACAGTTGTACCTGAAACAGTCTGAACGTACATTAATTCGCTGCCAATTTCTATAATGACACCGGGAACTATTCCTGATGAAGAAGCACCACTAATTTCAAACGCTGTATTAGTAGCATTTTCCACAGCAGGTGTAGTGACTAAAAGAAGTTCTTCAACATAGCCCGATAAGAGCATGTCACGAGTTTCATCTATCCAAATTTGTGCGGTAGCCATTAGCCACTCCCAAGAACTTCGTTAAGGGCATTTTCTTTTCGTTTTCTGCCTTCTTCTTTAAGAATTACCCCTGAATTAATTTCGTGTTTAGTCCCTGCTCTGCGTTCTAAATCTGCTGATCCGTTAATAGACGGAGGTTGATGTCCCTCTCCACGTAAACGCTTGTAAGCAGCCATGTCTCTTTGTTTTGCTGCTTCATTTGCTTTGCTTGCAGCAAAATCTACGTTGCTTCTTGTTGGCATCACAGAAGGAGCTAAACGTACATTGCCATAATATTTGCGAACTACACCTCCGCATTTTTCACATGCTTCACCATACGTTTCATCTATTTTTAAACGTATATCAAACATATTAAGGCAATCTAAGCAACGAAATGTATATAGCGGCATCAAATATTCCTTACGTCAAATGAATAGCCAGCAGAAACTAGCAATGTTTCTTCAGTACTAGTTAAATCCCGAGGCGAATCATGTCCCCCATAGATCCAGCGTGTCACAGTTGATGCGTCTGCTGGTAGGAAATCTTGAACAGATGTGTTATTTACTATAAATATATTTGCGCCTTTTGCTCTTGGGGCAAAATGACGCATTAAAGCATAAGCCGGACGTGAAGCATCTTCTGGTGCTCCCACAGAAGGCAAGGTATTTGAAGTCGGCATTACAAGCACTCTGTAAACTTCTTCTGCCCCTACTGTTGAAGTACATGCAATCGTTGAAGCTGCGAACGTAAAGTTACCGCTCGGTGTTTCCGAAGGCATCGTTGTCGTAGCTGCGATGACTCCCGGTGTCGCATCAATAGTGATGTACAGCGAATGGCCCGGCATTGTTGCCGTAGTCGCCACCGTAGCCGGTGTAACGATCGCTGAAGCGGTAGCCAAGGGGAGGGTAGCTGGAACCTCTATACCGGCGTGTACGACGATTAGGTTGGCAGTAACCGTTGGGACAATTACTACCGGACAGGCGACTGTTGAGGGAGTAACTGTTGCCGGGACCGACGGGCCTGCTGAGAACGTCGTCGTAACACCGATTGTGGCTGGCGTCGCAATGACCGCCACAGTATGACCAGTGTCAACAGGCTGAGAATAGCTAACGCCCGACTGGCTGTAATCCACCAAGACACGGTTGTCTGGTACCGAGGTGTCACGTTCGTTGTAGTCGAACCCGGTTTTGTTGTAGTCATAACCTGCGCTATACGCTACGCCGCCGGGACGTTTAGGTGTATAGACATAGGTGAAAACGGGCGACAGATCCGCCGAACACGCAATCGTGCTGACGGATACAGTCGCATCACGTTTCTGATAAGGAAAGCCGGACTCTCTATAAGCGATTCCGCTTTCGTTGTAATCGTAGCTGCCCGGATATTTCGGGGCGTAGTCGAACCCCGGCTCTTGATACTCAATCTCATCTTTGTTGTACGGATTGACAGCAGGGAGCGGCACCGAACAGCCTCATCTTTCTAACCGGTAACTGATGCCGTTTCGGGATCACCCACTTTTCTGGCTGCAACAGCCTTACCAATAGCTACAAGGGCCGCAACTCCGGCGACCTTCAATGAGTCCATCCAATCTGGACCCGGAACTGCCATAGCTGCAACCCACGCCTGAGCGAAGGTAGCGACGGCACGTTCTAAACTGTCTTTAATAAAACGCTGGTTGAACAACTTCTTGTCTCCGTATCTGCATAGCCGCCCAAGTCTTTGGACCAACTACGCCATCTGCAACAAGCCCTTTAGCTCGCTGCCATTGTTTTACTTTGGCGAGTGTACCACGCCCGTATATTCCGTCGGCTAAAGCTCCTACTACTCGTTGAACATGAACAACTGCTTGGCTGCGTGAGCCTTTGCGTAGCGTTCCGGGGAACGGAACAAGCCCGTCCTCTGGTTCCTTAGGTAAAGTCATTACAGGAGTGTCTGTGACCATGCGTCGTTGGATCATCCCTCGAAGCTCATTCATTGAGAACAAGGGATCAACTTTGCGTGAGGTCCATTCTTTGTGGCCTATCACAGCACAGGCAGGATTCCAGTTATGCCCGTCGCACAAAAAGGCGCACAACTCTACGAGTGCGTCCATTTGTGAGCCGGGGATATCTTCTCCCAACCCGTCATTAATAAGAGAAATACCTATTAAACGAGAGTTAGCGCTGATCTTACCGGGGCCAGTAGCGTCACCGATAACAGGATTATTCTGCTGCATTCGTGTCAACACTGATTGTAAGCCACGGCCAGCGTGGTTAGCTTTTACGTTTTCAGCAGTCAACTTGACAATGGTGCCATCACGTTTTATGAGGTAGTTGTATAGAGGTCCGGGTACTTTGTTGACTCCTCGAACACACATTGCGACCACGTTGTCGGGGTCTGCGTTGCGGTTTGAGGCTGTGTGGTGGACGACTATGCCGAATGGTTTGAGTGGCCGTCCGGTGTTTGCTTTACCGGG